TGATAACTTAAAATATAATACCTACCATTGTCATTAAGCCTGCGCCACAGATGAAGCCAAAGGCACACCCAACAGCTCCAGCAATATGCAATTTCTTTTCAAACTCTTCTTCTTCCATGGCTGTCCCCACTTACTTTCTTTTATAATGATAGACACTGTTACGTTTGTTCGGGCCTACCTGAACCCGCTCCCTGCTTAAAACTCCATCTCTATACATTAGGTCTAACATTTGGCTTGAGATGCGCAGTGTTAAACCTGTATTCCTAGTGACATCTTCAGCAACTCTTGTTTGATCGGACTTGAAGCAAGCCATTATCATTTGGCGGCGGTTAACTGATTGTTCTCGCTGCTTTCTTATTGCTGCACTTGAAGCATTTTCCGGTGTGTACTTTTTCTTTTCAGGAAATGGAGGGCGTAACTTTAGGTCGATCATCTTCTGCTCAAAAGTTCTAAGCGACTCAGCATATACAAGTTCGTACTTCTCTGCTCGAGGTAGTTCACTGTTATAGATTTCGTCTATTCTTTTTGCGCTATCTCTATCAGAGCTTTTATCTCTTCTAGTTCTTGTTTTAGGTTTCGCCGCTGCTGGTTGTCTGCCTTCTGTATCATTATTGATAGTAGACGTATGCCTCTGGTTAGGGCTATCGATGATTCTTTTCTTGTTTGCTTTTGCTTTGGCGCATGTGAATTTAATTCCATACTTATCTGTTAGCTCCTTAATTAAAGAGAATGGTATATCTAATAGCGTTGACGTTTCCCTTTGCGTCAGACCCATCTCTGCTGCGTTGATGCACTTACTTAGTTCTGTTGTTGACATGTTTAGCCCTCAGTTAAAAAAGGCCAGCCCAAAGGCTGACCAGTTAGCGGGAGAAAAAACCGTAACAAAGCTCCCGCGGAGAACATCTCTAGTTAAAACGGAATATCATCATCGCGCAAGTTACTTGTCTGTACTTTGGGTGATTGCGGGTCAGAAATATTAATTGACATATAAGGCTTGCCATCCTTCTGCCTACGCCATGCGGCTATCCGCTTGTCAGATTTAGCTACAGTCCAAGGCTGCGTCTTGTCATTGGTATTGTAGATGGTGCCTGTGTAGTTAGGCGATCCCTCTTTGCCTTGCTCTTGCTTAAACATGACGCCCACTTTCTCGTAGACTTCCATAATTTCTTTGCCCGCTTTTGTTTCGCGGCGAACAATTGCGTAGCGGCTATCTCTGCCCTCTACATTTATCTTGCCTTGCAAGATCATCTTCATGTCTTCGAAGGGTGGGAATGCCACGCCATCATTTGTATTGTCGTATTGATCTGCCATGCTTCTGGCTCCTTTGTTAAGTTAAGTAAGTTTACATCCAACCTTCATCGCTCTGCGCTTGCCCTTTGGGTGGGCCGCTTGAGCGAGAAGCTGCATTGCCATCATCGTCTTCTGCTGGAAGGTTCAGCATGGACATGATTCCGTATCGACGTGCATAGGTAATGGCACTACCCAATCCCTGCATGTCATTCTTGCCGATTACTAATGGCACTCTGGTACGCATGACAGTAATGCCATCGTCTTCAGAGATAAGTTCTGTAGTGATGAACATGCCGAACTCGTCAACGCCAGTTACATGAGTAAGAAAGAAGCCATTGTCAGATAGCGGTTGAGTCACCGCCTCAATAGCGCCCTCGAGCGTAGCGTAGCTGCTGCGAAAGTGTGGGTTTGTTCCATCTTTCTTGATGGGTTGAATCGCTGCTCTTGCTTTGAGTAGCTTTGCAATAATCTTATTATCCATTTACTTTTCTCCTTGTTATTCTTATTGCTCCACGCTTGTCACGCTTGGCTGTTAAGTGTTCGCAGTAGACTTCCCGCTCGTTGTCGCCAACCATATCTTTGATTTGCTTCTTGGCTGACTCGAATGCTTTAGCGTCTGCCTCGAGTGTGGTGTATGTGTGTGCTGCGTCAACGAATCTGTTGTCCGTGCTTGCGTCACGCCTGACCATTTGATCCACCTCGATCTTGTCAATCCCAAGTTGTAGCGGTTGGTCGATACCAACTGGCTCTTCATCGCGAAAAACGTAACCCCAGAAATCCGACACCACCGCCCACATTGAATCAAAATACTCTTTGTTGCGACTGACATAGACAGACTCCCACTTATTATTTCCAAAGATAACAGATAGATAAGCGCCTTGTGCATCTGCGATATGAATGTATAGCTGCAACTGCGGCATATAAAATTCTAATATCTTGTCCATAGTATTGTAAGCATTGGTATGCTTGGCCTCGATAATAGAATGATCCCAAGAGTCACCAATAACTCTAACTAGAGTGGCATCAACTGTGCCTTTTACTGGCACTTCGCCGATCTTCTTTTGAAATGTTTTCTGCAATCCAGTTAAGTTGCAACCGTGCTCATGCTCAAACCATTTTAGGTTAAAGTCTTCAGTGTGAACACCCATCTGTACTGCAATGTTGCGAGATAAATCTTCAGGTTCTGTTCGACCTGTCTTGATGTGCCATAGCGTAAGCCAATGACCATTCATTATCTTTACGCAGTCAGATCCACCTATGAATCCTTTACGTTCCATATTGTTCTCCTTTGTTATTTGGCCTCAGCCTACTGCACATATGCAGCTATTGCAAGATACTAATTTCCCTTGCTTCCTCATGCTTATCAGTCAAAGTCTTGAGCTTGATCTGATAATCATGTTCTGAATAAAGCTCCTGATACTCCGTAAGAAAACGTTTCCTATAGGAGTCAAGAGTTTCCTCACTAACTAAGCAGGCTCTTATCATTTTCATGGCAAGTTTACCCCAAAGATAATCCTCACTTACTGGCTGACCCCTCTTGATTCGATCAGCATTTATCTGCAATGAATCGGGTTGCCAGTTTCTTGATCGTTCCTTTTGTTCTATACGATCCTTCTCGTATATTTTATGTGATGGTCTGTTGATACTGGCTGACCAAATATCATCTGATATTGCGCGCCCGACATGCTTACTCATTGTTTTACCTTGAAATATTGTGCGATGTACTTGCCGCTCTCAACTTGGATCATTGTCTTATCTACTGGATAGCCCAGGTCTTTTAGATCTTTGATCCTAGCTGATAAGCGAAAGCAATTGTAAGTTAGTAAAGCATCAATAGCTGTGATTACTTTGCCCGCTTCAAGATGAGCCTTGATCTGTTTCACTTGAGTTTCCATAACTGTCCTCCATTATTTTCTGGAATTGTTCTCCTGTCATTATGACTAGGGTTTGAGGGGTTCCCCTCCGTCTTTTATAAAAGGCAATGTCTCTACCTTCTAACACTGTGAAGGGGCTGGGGAAGTTAGATGTGTCTCTATACTTGACTTCACCTACCAGCTTTCGTCCTTCGAGTTCGATGTGGATGTCGCCCGAATACTCTCCTCCCAAACTTCCGCTGAGGGGGACGCGTTTCGCTTTGAGCGGCGCTTTGATTTTGTTGAGCCAAACGACAAACCATTTCTCGTGGTAAGTTCCTTTGGATTTGTTACGATTTGCCATGTGTCTTCCTCGTAGCAGTTTAAACAAACAAACCAATGCTTCTCCATTGTGCCACTATGATTGTTCTTTAGTATGGCAACAAATAAATCTGTCTTTACTTGGCAAGCAACGCAGTTAATTGTTTCGTTTCTTTTTTTTGACTTCGATCTCATAGTCTAACGCCTCAAGCCAACACATAAGAAAGAATCCAGAAGGGACACGCTTATGCTGCTCCCATTTATGAATGAGTGATTCAGTACAGCCAATAATATTTGCTAGCTCAGGCTGGCTTAGCTTTCTTTCTCGCCTTGCCTCTACTAACATTTCTATTAGTTGGTTATAACTTTGAGACAGTCGAGTGTTCTTCATAGATAGCCTTGTAGATACGACAAGCTGTGTCGTACCTCATTTCAGTTGTTCCATTGGCTGAACGATAGTAGGTAGAGGTTGGCACCTTCGCCCGAGCAAACGCATCGAGCAAAGGAATGTTTAGCTTAGTAGCTAGTGATTGCAGTTGTGAGAAGTAAGGTTCCATACTGCATGTATGCGATTACTTACTCTTCAAAGTCAACATCATCAGCCATAACTTCGCCAGACCCATCGCAATTATCGCAAGGCTCTGCCTCACAGTATGGTTCTGGTGCGTCATTGTATGAAGTTCTTGCTGGCATACGCTCGACTTCAATGAAGCCATCGCCAGTACATTCTGAGCAAGCTACTGATACTCTATATCGTTTCATTGATACGGCACCTCATCGTCTATGACCGGGCCTACATAGTTAAGTTCCCATGCCTTCGTTCCACGTTCAATAAACTTATCTCGATTGAACCTTGGGTTGGTTGCCTCAAGTTCATCAGCGATACTGTGTAGGTGAGTGGGCCACGGTACAAGCGGCCCAAGTTTATCAGCTAGAAATTCATAGTGCTGTCGTGACATACGCATTAGTCCATCCTTACAATTAAATGTGGTTTACCTTTGCCATCTGGTATCGCAACGATTCCATATGGGTAGGTGTAGCAATGACCCAGCTTAGTATCCATGCGAACTAAGAAGTGTAGGTCAGGGTCTTGTGGGTATCTATAAGTGCCCTTGTCATCTACCTTACCTTCCATTGCACGATCCCGAAGCCCACCAAACTGATAGCATTCTTGAAGATAATCAATGAGGCTGTCATGCTGGTAGATGTTAAACTCCATCACCCAATGAGGAATGAGGCCAGCCCATTCTAGTATCTGTGTCCTCTCATAGTCGGGATAGGCTGCTTGATTAATGATTGGAACAGGGAAGTAATTCATACTCTTTACCTTGCTCATGTGCTTATCTCCACTGTCACATTGTAATTGATATAGTCACCAATCATGTCATTGATTTCATGAAGGTGTTCATTAATGTCGAACTCCTTATCCTCTTTGGTGTTCTCGATCAGATCAATTCTTTCATCAATCTTCTGGTCTACAATCTCTCCTATCATTTGCTCTAGTTGAGTCATAAGATTCCGTTTTGTTGGGGTCATGTCCATGATGTTCTCCTTTGTTGTACTGCAAGTATGCAGCAAGTGATTGATTATATCAATTGCAAGTGACGTTACGTCATTCATTTTCTGCAATGGAATTTGGGGCGAGCTTAACGCCATATCGACACAGGCACCTGAGCCCGCCTCGATCTCTGCCACCTGTTACGATGTTCCAGTGGCATTGATACTCTGTCACCCTGTCCCATGGAGGGAGCGAAGCGACCGACGAATTTTTTGGGAGACCGATTTGGCCTCCCATTGTTTTGGCTTGTGTTTGGTTGGGGGCCTTAGCCCCCGCCTGTCACGCGGCCCCTTTCTTTTTGGGCTTCGTGTTGCTTGCTTCGATGGCGTCCATCTCGGCAAAGACCGACGCGATTTCTGCGGGGAGTTCCGCGTCTGGCTCGTCTTTGATTGTGGTGTAAGTGCCACCTGTCAATTCTTTGAGTGCCACCTGTGCGGCGGCGAGCTCTGATTGCATCACGGCAAGTGCAAATGCCTCTGCCTTGTAGGATGCGATTGAGCTTTCCAAGTTTAGGGTGCTGATCTCATCGCCATTGAACTGCTTGCGATAGCGCTGAGCCCAAACCTTTTGGTTGGCCTCACGGTCTGCCTGCTTTGGAATCCAGAATTCAAGGTCTTGGATCTCGCGCTTGAGTTTGCGCTCTGCGTGAAATTGCAGGGTGTCCACCTGTTGCCAGCCATCTTTGCCAGCAAAGCGGTCAAGGTTCTTCTTTGCAATATAAAGCTCAGTCGGGTTGGTGTATGTTTCGATGATTGCATTTACTAGATTTGTCATTTTCTGTTCTCCTAATTTTCAGTTACCACCCCCCACAGTCTTTCGGCGGACGAAAGCGGCTGGGGCCAGAACGACAGGGATTATCCACAAACCGAGTTTACGAGGCTTGACGTTCGCAATTGCTTTCTCCAACAGGCACAGGTTCCGTTGGTCTTCAACGGTCGCCAGTACAGCGGTGAAGAGGCTGAGAGAAGAAAGTGATTGCGAATGTTTTGGGGAATAAGCCATGACGGGCTGGAACCAGACGGTTTTGGCCGTTGAAAGACGCCCCGAGCGATAGCGAGGGGTGGATTAATATACACTTGCGCGATAGCGCTCTATTCTATCTCTTCTCTTTTCTTCTCTTACCTTTTCTTGCGATAGCGATGGAAGCCCGATAGGGTCGAGACCTGAAGGGGCTCGATGCTTGCACGAGAGCGCGGCCCGGTAGGGATCGCCCTGTCAATGGCTAAACGAGGTACTATGATACCTAAATGACATAGTAACGTAACGTCACAGATTGACATCACATTGACAGATAAGGTTATGGTGGGGGGAGAGAGGGAGAGGGGGGCTACAGTAGTCACAATGAATGAAATTATGAATAAGAAATTAACTGACAAACAAACACTGTTGGTTGATACACTCGTAGCATCGGGTTGTAGTGTCACTCAAGCTGCTAAAGAAGCGGGATACGCTAAGGGAGATTCAGGAAGAGTCAGTGCTTCCAGAGCCTTACGGCAACCACACGTGCAGCAGTACATGATGCAAAGGGTCAGTGATCAGCTCGGTTTGAATGCTACAGTTGCTGTTGCCAAGGTCTTAAAGCTAGCGTCCGGTGCTAAGTCTGAGTACGTTCAGCTCGAAGCGTCCAAGGATATATTAGATAGAGCTGGCTTCAAGCCTATAGATAGGTCACAGGTTCAGGTAGCGGGGGACATCAAGGTTGCCATCGATCTCTCCTGACCGGGGGTGGGTCAAAAACTGCCAATACGGTCAGTGTCAGGGGTCTCCTACACTCGTTTTTTCCCTCAAAGGTTTTTGTGCGTTGCCTTGGAAAATATTTTTACCTACAAAGGTTCGCATAAAGGTTTAGCAGGAGACAGTCATGGGTACGCTCACCCCTCGTTTAAATACATTATTGAAAACGTCTGAGTCGTTGGAGAAGCGTTATTTTTCTTTAGCCGAGCGTAACTTTGAAAGTGCACGTGACAGTCTTGCGGCTGGTAGGGATCGGTCCGCAGAAAAGGAGCAAAAGAAACGCGCTGCAACAATGAGGCAGCTTGCGGCTGCGCGGGCTAAGGTTGTTAAAGAGATAGAAAGAACGAAGAAGGCTATAGCCAAAGAGGCTAAGGCTAAGAAGGCTGACCGTCCAAGGCTTAAGGAAAAGCTAAAGAGCCTTTCTGCTCGCGGTGGTGGAGGCGGTGGTAGCATGAACCTAGCCAATCGCGGCAAGTCTAGGAGCATGTTGCAGTTAGCCAAGGATTCTAGGGGTCCACTCAATGAGTGAGGCTTGGACTAGGAAGGAGGGTAAGAACCCTTCGGGTGGTTTAAATGCCAAGGGACGTGCCTCTTATAAGGGTGGCAAGTTAAAGGCTCCTGTTAAAGCTGGCGACAATCCGCGCCGCGCTTCTTTCCTTGCAAGAATGGCAGGGATGAATGGGCCTGAGCGTGACTCCAAGGGTAAGCCCACCCGCCTTCTTCTCAGCCTAAAAGCGTGGGGTGCCAGTAGTAAGGCTGATGCACGTGCCAAGGCAAAAGCTATTAGTAAGAGAAACGCATCTAAGAAGGATACAGCATAATGCCAATGGGTAAGGGAACGTATGGTTCGAAGGTCGGTCGCCCCAAGAAGGGTCAATCAATGTTAAACGCTGGGCAAAAGAAGTTGCCCGCTGCGCTAAAGCGTAAGATACTAAAGGCTAAGAAGGGCGGTAAGTAACATGGCTGTCAATGCTGCTGGTAACTATACTAAGCCTAAGATGCGCAAGTCTTTGTTTAACTCGATAAAGAATCGAGCGACACACGGGACTGCGGCGGGTCAGTGGTCGGCGCGCAAAGCTCAGTTACTTGCCAAGACCTACAAGGCTAGGGGTGGCGGGTACAAATGAAGGCTTCGCAGAAATCATTATTAAGCTGGGGAAAGCAGAAGTGGCGCACCAAGTCTGGCAAGAAGTCTAGTGAAACTGGTGAGCGCTACCTTCCTAGCGAGGCTATTGCTGCTCTTAGTGACAGTGAATATGCAGCTACAACCAGAAGTAAACGAAAGGGCAAGGCTAGTGGTAAGCAGTTTGTGGCTCAACCGAAAGCAATTGCCCGCAAAGTAAAACAGTATAGGACATAGTATGGCTTGGTATTTACCAACAAGTGAACTTTACACTGGCGAAACTCATGAGCTAGCTGGGACAACTTACAGCGGGAAAACGAGAACTCCAGACTCTCGCCGCTTAGTGGAAGGGCCAGATCCCACTCGATCCCGTGGTTCCAAGGGTCGCTTAAAGGCAGATGATCCTTCCACGCCAGACGTAAACGAGGCTTATTCTAAGCCAAAACGTAAGGTAAAAAAGAAATGAGTGATCTTCATAAGTCTCTGCTCGGTCAGTATAAGGCTCTTGAAAAGCAACTTACCTCTATGGAAAGTGGCATCGAGCGCATGGAAGACAAGAAGGGCGCCTCCCTGCTGGACAAGTCCCTGCGTTGGTACACAAACAAGATGGCAGACTTGGGCGATAGCTTGAATCAGGCGAACCCTCACTACAAGAAGATTGAAAAGAAGCTGAACACCGTTGCGGATAGGCTTGACGCGGAGTCGCAAAGAATCAGCCGCATGAGATCGAAGGCCGCTAAATGAGTTTTGTTAGTACGCTGAAGGCGCAAGAGCTTACTCTTCTTCGCAACATCGTGAGGAAAACAGAGTTTGCTTACGTTGAGCAAAAGCAAGGGAAATCATTTGTCACTGATGCAATGTGCGATCAGTTGATTGAAAGTATCGGCCCAGAGGTTATAGAGCGAATGATTAGGTTTGGTGTAGATAAAGGTCTCCGCTAATGGCTGATTTCAAATACAGACCTGACGGAGAAGTACTAAAATCTTTTATGAAAGATAATACTTTCTTTCGTGGCATTAGGGGGCCAGTAGGGAGTGGCAAGAGTGTTGGATGTTGTGTCGAGGTTTTTCGTAGAGCGCTTCAGCAAGAGAAAGGACCAGACGGATTACGAAAATCCAGATGGGCCATCATTCGGAATACAAACCCACAGCTACGAACTACAACTATTAAAACATGGCTTGACTGGTTTCCTGAATCTGAATGGGGAAGATTCACATGGTCAGTCCCATACACCCACAACATTAAGAGGGGAGAAGTCCAGCTCGAAGTAATCTTCCTTGCTCTTGATCGTCCCGAAGATGTTAAAAAACTCTTGTCCCTGGAGTTAACTGGCATCTGGATTAATGAAGCAAGGGAGATACCCAAGAGTATTATTGATGCGTGTACTATGCGGGTAGGTCGTTATCCTTCTATGCGTGACGGTGGGCCTAGCTGGACAGGTGTTATTGCGGACACTAACGCACCAGAGGAAGATCACTGGTGGCCGATCATGTCAGGTGAGGTTCCCGTCCCAGATCATATCCCGCGCGAACAAGCTAAGATGTTAGTAAAGCCTGACAACTGGGAGTTCTTTACTCAACCCGCAGCGATGATCGAGCAGAAGGATGATGAAGGCGAGATCCAAGGGTATAAGCCTAACGAATCCGCAGAGAATAGAAGTCATATGCTTAAGGGGTATTACCCCAATCTTGTTCAGGGTAAAACCAAAAGCTGGATTGATGTATATGTAATGAACAAACTTGGCACCATCCAAGACGGTAAGCCTATCTACGCTATGTTTGCTCAAGATGTTCACGTAGCAAAAGAAGAAATACCAGTCGCATCTGGGGCTCCGCTCTATGTCGGGCTGGACTTTGGGCTTACTCCAGCGGCAACAATAGGCCAAAAGGTTCGAGGTAGATGGTTGGTGCAAGCCGAAATCGTTGCGTTTGACATGGGCATAGTTCGATTCGCAGAAGTATTGCGTGAGGAAATTGCCACACGTTTCTCAGAGGCTTCAGACGTATATATCTATGGCGATCCCGCTGGTGACTTTAGAGCGCAGACTGATGAATCAACTCCTTTTCACATTCTGCGTGGGGCTGGCTTGAGGGCGTTCCCCGCGCCATCCAACTCTGTTGACCTTCGCCTTGAGTCAGTTTCCTCCCAACTGAACAAAATGGTGGATGGGAAGCCAGCCTTCTTAATAGATAGAAGATGTCAGCAACTTATCAAAGGGTTTGAGGGTGGCTATCAGTACAAGCGTATGGAAGTTAGCGGAGAAAGGTATGCGGATAAGCCAGACAAGAATATGTATTCGCACATCCATGATGCACTACAGTACATGTTGCTTGGCGCTGGTGAAGGCAGAGCCCTTATGAACAACCAAAGGCCCGCCCAAGTTTCTAATGGAAAGGCATCGTTTAACCTCTTTGACAGAGGTAAGGCTAAGAAGAAACCTAGCGTATGGTCTTTTGTGCGTTGAAAAAATATTCATTCTGTGCTTTGGAATGGACAAAGAGGATTTTGTTATGTGTGTAAAAGAGACCACAGCGTCAAAAGAAAGCAGCAGCAAAGATAGCAAGGCACCTGTTGTTGTTAAGAATCTTAAGACTGACTTGGCGATGGGGTTAGCTGGTTTTGGAAAAACTGGTGAAGCTGAAGCAATTGCTCTCGAAAAGGCAGGCTATAGTGGTGCCGCTGTTAAAGACTATCAAGAACGCAGCGCTGTAACTAAAGAAAAAATGACAAAGGCAAAAGGCCACCCTACTGATGATGATGATGCTAACTGGAGAAAGAAAGCAAAAACAACTGCTACTGACACTACTAGCACCACAACTACTAGCACTGACACAACAGCAGATACTACTGGCACGGCAACAACTGAGCGTGACAAAGATATAGGGACTGGATCAGGTGCAGCTGGGGCAACCTCCGTAACTGCTGCATCAATATATACACGCGATCCCGAAGAGGCTATTAGCGATCAAGAAAGATTGGCGCAAGCAGAGCTTAGGCGGCAGCGCGAAGCTAGAGCGATTAGTAAGGCTAGCAGATTAAGAACAAAACTTGAAAGTAGGCAAAAGGTTGGGCCACAGGGTCGCCGTGGTGGTCGAGGTCGTAGATCATTAATGACAGGTTCTCGCGGTGGGATCGGATATTATAGTAGGTTTAAATCATGAATGATCCTAAAAAATACCTAGAGAGATATGAGAAAGCAAAATCACATCGTGAAAACTTTGTTGATTTGTTTGAGGAGTGTTATGAATACGCCTTGCCTCAACGTGAGTCATTTTACTATGAAACTCCGGGGCAGCGTCGAGACGATAAGATATTTGATGAAACGGCTGTTGTTGGTGTTCAAGAGTTTGCATCACGCTTACAATCAGGTCTAGTTCCTAACTTTGCGCGTTGGGCTGACTTAGCCGCCGGGTCTGAGATACCCCCAGAAGAACGGGACATGGTAGACAACGATCTTGATGAAGTTACTGAATATGTATTCGAGATCCTTCAGAACTCTAACTTTGGACAAGAAGTACACGAATCCTTTATGGACTTGGCAGTTGGCACAGGGATTCTCTGCGTTGAGGAAGGCGATGCACTAAACCCCATAGTTTTTTCAGCAGTACCATTGCCCCATGTAGTGCTGGATACTGGCGCAGATGATAAGATAGATCATGTCTTTCGTGAGCGTAAACACTTCCGCAACTCAGACCTAGAGCATACATATCCCAAGGGAACATTTGATCCACAAGTTAAGCAAAGAATGAAGCGAGACCCCGAGGGCAAGTGTACGTTGCTTGAGGTTGTTTGCAAAGATTACTCTAAAAGAAATGAAGAGGCTTATCTTTACTACGTTATAGATATGACAACCAAGACCTACATCATGCAAGAAGAGTTTAAGGGCGTGGGCTCCAACCCTTACGTTTGCTTCCGCTGGTCTAAGTGTGCTGGTGAAGTCTATGGTCGCGGCCCTTTAATCAATGCACTGTCAGCGATTAAGACTACCAACCTAACAATTCAGTTAATCCTTGAAAATGCGCAGATGGCTATCTCGGGCATTTACCAAATGGATGATGATGGCATCATCAACCCAGATACTATTAACTTAGTGCCGGGTACTATTATCCCTAAGTCTCCACAGTCCGTTGGCCTACAGCCAGTTCAAGCTGCGGGTCGCTTTGATGTTGCTGACATTGTTTTGAGTGACATGAGG